GGCCCCCTCGAATCATCAAAAGATGATTTATGCAGCACCGGGGGTGCCAAACACGCAACGCCAGTCGGACACGCCGAAGGAGTAACGCTCACGCGCCTTAAAGCGCATGTTGCCGGTGTCAAAGTCCCCTTCCATTGCCGTCTTGATCGGCGAACGGTTGAAGTATTTGAAGCCGTTGGGCGCATCAGTCTTGATGAAGAAGGCGTCCGTGTCGGTGAGGAAGTGGTTAACCACCGCACCGTCGGGAAGCATCCCCATGGACTTCATGGCGTTCAGATCGTTGTCTGCCGTGCCAGAACGCAGGTTGGAGTTGATCACCCGCTCTGCAACGAATTGCAGCTCTTTCGGGATGATCAGCTTCATGCCGCGAACAGCAATCTTCAGACCACGCTCGTCGGTCAGACCCGCGATGTCGATGAGCATCTGCTCAAGGGACGTCTCGTTGAGGTCTGCGGCAACGGACAGAAGGTTCCGCTGGTTGCCGGAGAGGCTCGGGTGAGCCGAGGAGCAGAGAGCAGCGCCATCGCCAACCGGGGAGCCGGTGCTGAACGCATTGTTCAGAATCGCGGCAGCCTTGATTTGCTTGGTCTGCGCCATGGAACGAGCCAGCGCCTTCGTGTACCGGGAAGCCAGACGATCATAGAGATTGTCTTCGATGGCCTCTTCGGTGATGGAGAAGGCGAGAGCAATCGTCTCATGCTGGTAGCGAGCCGTGTACGTCTCCTGGGCGTCGTCAAAGGTGATGGCAGTGCCCTCGCCCTTAACAGGTGCCGTGGAGAAGCCACCGAGCATCACTTCTTCTTCAAAGGCGCGGTCCGAAGACTCCTCCTCGAAGATTTCAGAGTGCTCGTTCTCATACCGGTTGTACTCAAGGCCGAAAAGGGCGTTGAGTCCGGGCTCCAGCTCTTTAGCTAGTTGTGCGCGTGAAATCGCCATTTGTCAGCCTCCTTATAGACCGGTCGAATCCGCAGTGGTCTGCGAATCAAATCGACGGGTGGCAGCGTTGAAATGGGCATTCAGACGCACGATCAGCGGGATGCCAGCAGCGGTATAGTCGCTGTTAGCCTCATCATCGAGGATGCCCACAATACGCAGCGGCAGGGTAGCCGTGGTATTGACGGAGGACACGCTCAATGCACTGGTCGAGGAGCCAGTGTCGGTAGAACCGGCACGGGCCGAAGTGCCCAGCGAAGCGTTAGCAAACACCGTGGCCAGGGCCGTTGCACGGTCCGTAAGGCTGGCGTCGCTAGCGACTTTGAAGAGCTGATTGGGGTTGTCAGCAACGAAAGCTTTGACAGGATAGTTCGTGTCAACGCTCACGGAGCCGGACCCCGGCCAGTAGTTCAGGAAGACAGGCTTCTTCTGAACCGAGTCTTGGTATTCAACGCCCATCAGCACACCAAGAGCTTGCGTGGTGCCACCAGAGGTAGCGCCAGCATAATCAATAACGCCATCCGCGGTCGGAACCACGATGCCGTACTGATAAATAGCATTGGTGTTGTCAGAAGCGATTTCGTACTGAGTCACCCCAGTCGAGTTCACGCCGCTGCCAGCGAGGCCGATAGGACGAAGACCGTAGGCAGTATTTGCATTTGCCATAACAGTAGTCTCCTATGTGGTCCTATTTCCGAGAACCACCGAAAGTTACACGGGATTGACGATCAGGCTTGCTAATCGTCATGGTTGAGTGTGCATTCTCGCGCATCATGTCGTGGTCCACAGCCGCCATCTGATCAGCAGAGCGCTGAGCAAAATAAGCGGTGCGTTCCGCGACGGTTTCATCAGGAATCCGCGCAAGAAGCAACCCGCCGACCCCGAACACACCTTCGTATTTACCTGATTCAACCACAGGTGCTTCAAAGTCCGGGTATTCGTCCTGACGGACCAATTCCCAGCCTTCACGCATCTTGGCACTGACGTTCTTGCGATCATCAAAACCGCGCGTTTCCGCACGAATCCAACGATGCTTGAAGCCGTCAGGGGCAGGCGGTGCATCCAGCATTGACGGAGGAGCCCACGGCTTACGCCGAGCCGTTGCATCCCTTGTTTGTTTAGCGCGAGAAGTGCGCTTAACGGACCCGCTGAACTCCATATCGTTCGTTAACTCGTCCATTTCGCTCACTCCTTCACGTACTTAGCGTACTCTTCCAGTGGCACTCCCAGTTTCTTCGCTATAGCGACTTGGCTCGGGGAGAGTCGAACCGATTTCCCACTTCTGCGCCCAGAATTACCCCGGCTAGCGGGAGCGACAGTCTGGGCGGGCCGTCGATTACCTTCAGTTTTAGTTGCAGCGCCTAACTTATGCGGAAACTCCGCGGCAATACGCTGATCTAATTCAGTATAGTAATCGTCTGATTGAGGGTCAAACCCTTCATCTTCGACTAATTTCTTGTGAATACCAAAAGCGGCATAAGTCATAGCCTCGTCTTGGCCAAACCAAGTGTTGCGGGAGGCCCAGGTTTCAGCCTTGGGATCAGGGCGCCGGGGCTGCTGCTGCGGCATGGGCTGCTGCACTTGAGCCGCTTGCTGAGCCTGGAGCTGTTGGCGGTAGCGCTCTTGCTGCATCTGAGCTTGGCGAGCCCGGTCTGACTCAATGGCCAGAGAGGTGATTTTGCGCTGGGCTTCAATGACCGCTTGGCTGTCACCCATTTCAATGGCACGGGCCAGCTCTTTCTCCGCATATTCAGTCTGAGACTGGACCCGGTTGGTGTACTCAGACACATAATTCGTGTCCAGAGCTTCCATCCGCTGACGGATTTGCTGAGCTTCGCTCTGCACGGACTGCGCATAGCGGAGCGCTTCTTCCCGCTGCCGCTCAGCCTCGCGCATCCGCTTGGTCAGGTTATTGATGCGCTTCTGCGTGGCCGTTTCGGCCTTCGAGAAGTTATCTTCCTGATCCGCCTCAGACGGCTCAGGGGCTCGGCTTTGTTCCTGACCTGGGCTTTCCTCAGTATCAGGGAAGTTTACTTCCGTCTCCTGAGCATCCCCAAAATCAAGATCGACTTGATTCTCTGCTTCAGACATATCGCCTCCTAGTAATGCAGAACGTCTTCAGGGTCCATGATCCGGGCCAGGATTTCGTCATCGTTCAAGATGCGAACCTCGCCCCCGTCAATGGCAAACCGGCTGCCGGCATACCGGGCGAACATCACCCAGTCCTTCTCTTGGCACCAGGGACCAGAGGGAAACTTTTCCGTGTCCTTGTACGCCAGAGGGCCGACCTTCAGCACATAGCCGACCTGCGTGGATACCTTGTTCTTTTCCACCACATCGTCAGGCAGATACAGACCGCTCTCGGTCTTGCCTTTGCCTTGGTAGGGGAGGATCAGGATTCGCCAACCCGTGGGGGTGGGCATACGGTCTAGGAGGGATTTGCCGATAGCTTCCGGGTTCAGTACCCGCTTCTCCGGCTCAACATAAGCCTCTTCAAGGCTCGCCACTTCCTCCGTCGGTTCGACGGCGGCTGCTGCTTCAGTCATCGCTGTGCTCCTGTTTTTCTAGCAGGCTCTTGAGTTCCTGTTCCACGTAGTCGAGGGCATCAAGGTTGCCGGTCAACTCGCGGTAGTGCTCCATGTCTTTGACATGCTTGTAGATCAAAAGATCAATGATTGCTTGGCGCCGTTCGCGGATGATCCTAAACACCGCTTCAGCGAAGTAAATGTCATTCATACCCCACCATGTAACGTCAGAAGGTGAGCGCAGACTAACATGGATTATATGGGAAGGGCTACGATTGGTCGCAGATTAAACGTGCTCGCGCCAGTCCTCGCCCTTCCAGAGCGCAGCTTCGGCCGCCCGGCGCTTAACAAGGCCCTCAAGCACCTTGCCGCCGGCCTTGTTCCAGCGCTGAATTTGGAAAGGAACGTCCGACAAGGGGCCGTAATTGATGCGGTTCAGGAGGGTGGACTCTTTGAAGTTGCCCGGGCCGAGGTTAAACACCCAGGCCACCATGGCGTCAAACTCATGCTGCTTCAGGGCCACTTCCGTCATGCTGTTGACGTAGCCCTCAAACTCTTCCAAGTCCTCAATCAGGAAAGCCTCAGCAGCCTCCTGATCTATGACGTCACTATCCTTAACGCCACGAGTATGACCGTAACCGATAGTCCATACGCCAGCAGGGCATAAATACGCCTCAAGACGGCATCCCTCGAAATGTTTGATGAGCGCAAGTCCTTCATCGCTAATCTTCATATCAGTCCTGTTTTTGGCTGGCCCCGAAATAAAAGCTGACAATAGCCGAGACAACGCCGCCCAGATAGCCGAGAACAAGGTTAATCACCGCCTCCGAGTTGGCTTCCGGGGGCATAAAGGTGACGCTGAAGATGTAGCCCCCAAAGAAGAATACGCACAGTAGGGCAATAACCCGCGG